TATCTCAATGAACTTCCCATTCCACAGTTTATGTTTCCCGAGGTAGAGGCAGACGATGTAATAGCCTACGTTACCCAGTCAGAGAAGTTCAAGGGGTGGCAGAAAATAATAGTATCCAGTGATAAGGACTTCATCCAGTTGTGCGATGATGAGACAGTTTTGTTTCGGCCGATCCAGAAAGAAGTGCTCACCACAAAGAATGTTTTGGAGAAGTACGGCATCCATCCTCGCAACTTTGCGATAGCACGAGCGATAGCAGGAGATAAGTCGGACAACCTCAAGGGCATTGGTGGAGCCGGCCTACCTACCGTGAAAAAAAGATTACCATTTTTATTTGAGGACAAAGAGTATTCATTTCAAGAGGTTATAGATTTTTGCGAGAAGTCTGAGGGTAAAGTAGTATTTTTTGATCGCGTAATCGAGAACCAAAACCTAATTATAAGGAACTACAAGTTGATGCAGCTATACGATCCCAACCTATCTCGACAAAGCAGACAGAAGGTAGATTATGTATTTGATAATCTAGGATATGAGTTCAACAGAACTGAGTTCATTAAGATGATGAATGAAGATGGTTTCGGGGTTTTTAACTGGAACGATTTATTTGCCACAATGAACCGCTTTACTGTTGACAAAGCAATGAAAAACAAGTAGAATAGTCTAAGAGGTAGGCATGGAAAAAGAGAAGGTAACCTTTTCTCGGTATGGCAAATCGTTTCAAGAGCAGTTGTGTATGGTCATTCTTGATGACCGTCCTTTCGCCGATCAAATAGAAGAAGTCCTTGATGTTAGCTTTTTAGAGCTTCGATACCTCAAGCTTTTTCTAAAAGTAATATTTCAGTACAGACAAAAATATGGAGTTCACCCTTCCCGATCAATTTTGGGTACTATTCTACGTTCGGGCATCGACGACGAAAACGAAATGACTCAACAGCAAGTGAGAGAATACTATGCTCGCGTTATGTCTGCTCATCTAGAAAACCAAGAGTATATTAAAGATACGGCTCTCGATTTTTGTCGTAAACAAAATCTTAAATCCGCCATGATAAAGTCTATTGGGCTATTACAGAGTTCTTCATTCGATGAGATTGCAGTAGTGATCAACGAATCTCTTAAGCTTGGTGCGGACAACAACGGTGGCTATGACTGGAAGAAAGATTTCGAAGATCGTTTTAAGCCGCGGTTTAGAAACCCTGTTGCTACGGGCTGGCCTCTCATAGACGATATATGTCAAGGGGGCCTTGGACAAAAGGAACTCGGCGTAGTGATAGCACCGACAGGCGCGGGCAAGTCGATGGCCCTGGTGCATCTGGGCACCCAAGCACTTAAAGAAGGCAAAACAGTGGTTCATTACACGCTAGAACTACAAGATACAGTGGTGGGCTCCCGCTATGATAGTTGTCTGACTCATATTGAGTTGGGGGATCTAATGACATTTAAAGAAAAGATTTATGAAGAGGTACAGGGCATTGAGGGGCGCCTGATCATCAAAGAGTATCCTACCAAGTCAGCCTCAACTCATACCCTTAAAACACACCTGGAACGTTTACGTATGAAAGATATTTCTATTGATCTGATCATAGTAGATTATGCTGATCTTCTGAGACCCGTAACCGCCCAGAGAGAGAAGCGTAATGAACTCGAATCCATATATGAAGAACTACGTGGTCTCGCACAAGAGTATAAGTGTCCTATGTGGACCGCCTCACAAACTAATCGATCGGGCTTGAACGCCGAGGTCATAACTATGGAGTCTATTTCGGAGGCTTTTAACAAATGTTTTGTTTCGGACTTTATCTTTAGTATCTCTCGAACGACCGAGGATAAGATAGGAAACACAGGAAGGGTATTTATTGCTAAAAATCGTAACGGCCCAGATGGTATAATCTATCCTCTGTTCATGGATACCAGTACTGTGTCAATAAAAGTATTAGAGCCCAGCGATGATGAAGAGATTGAGGTAAGCGCGTCAGCGCAGAAACAAAAGTTAGCCGAGAAGTATAAGAAGTTTAAAAACGGGAGCAAATAAAATGTATACTGAAAAAGAAGTACGAGGAGCGACGTTAAAATATTTTAATGATGACGAGTTGGCCACTAATGTTTTTATGACGAAATATTGCTTGCGCGACAATGATGGAGAGTATATGGAGAAGTCGCCCGACGATATGCATCTACGATTGTCTCGGGAGTTCGCCCGCATCGAAGATAAGTTCGAGAGCGGCAAGAATTCTTACCTTACTGAGAATGAGGTTTACTCCTACCTAAAGGATTTCAAATACATCGTCCCTCAAGGATCTCCGATGATGGGAATAGGAAATAATTATGTTAATGTATCCTTGTCTAACTGCGTTGTGGTGGAGTCGCCTGATGATAACATCAGCTCCATTGTGGATAGCGGAAAGCACCTTGCCAATCTATTTAAGCGCCGGTGCGGAGTGGGGCTTGATATTTCTAATCTGCGCCCCGAGAATGCACGGGTAAACAACTCCGCGCGGACCACTACTGGCGCTTGGTCCTTCGCAGACTTTTATTCTTATGTGTGTCGTATGATAGGACAGAACGGCCGCCGCGGCGCGCTGATGATCTCTATCGATATCCGACACCCTGACATTGAAAAGTTTGTGAAAATGAAACAAGACCTCGTAAAGGTTACTGGCGCGAATGTCTCGGTGAGAATAAGTGATGAGTTTATGCGCGCCGTTGAGGCGGACGGGCCGTTTACCTTACAGTTTCCAGTGGACTCTTCGAACCCAACACACACATGCGAGATCCAAGCGGCACAGCTGTGGGAGGAAATAGTTAAATCAGCCACGACGACTGCCGAACCGGGGCTTTTAATGTGGGATAACATTATTAATAATCTACCGGCTGAGTGTTACAAGGATGAGGGCTTTCGAACGCTCACGACGAATCCTTGTGGGGAGATTCCCCTGTCGGCTTACGATAGCTGCCGCCTCGTTTCTCTCAATCTTAAACATCTAGTTAAAAATCCGTTTAGCGAGAAAGCACTGTTTGATTTTAATAAGCTTAAAGAAATAGTGTCTGTGGGCACTAGGCTCTCCGATGATTTGGTGGAGCTAGAGCTGGAGAAACTAGTCGCGATTAAGGAAGTGTGCGACACGCAGAGCGAGAAAGAGTTGTGGGAAAAGCTTCACACGGCATGTATTAATGGACGTCGCATCGGCCTAGGCACGCACGGTCTTGCAGACGCCATCGCCAGGCTCAACCTGGCTTACGATTCTGACGAGGCGATAGAAATCATTGAGCAGATTTATGAGACGATTCGCGACACGGCTTATTTGGAGAGCGTTTACCTAGCTCAAGAACGAGGGGCATTTCCGATATTCGATTGGTCAAAAGAGAAAGAAAACTCATATATCAAAAGGCTCCCAAAAAACCTGTCTGAAAAAATTGAGACTTTTGGGCGGCGCAACATATCCCTGTTAACTAACGCGCCCACGGGGTCCGTCTCCATAATGTCTCAGACTTCTTCGGGCCTGGAGCCCGTTTTCCGCAACTCTTATGTGCGCCGGCGCAAACTATCTCATAATGAGCAGCATCTTGAGGCGGATCACATCGACGAGACTGGAGACAAGTGGCTAGAATATGAGGTGTTTCACCATAACGTTCGGGAATACCTAAACATGTTTGGTACGGATAAGCTGCCCTCTTTTTTTGTGGAGTCGAGCGATATAGACTGGTCTAAGCGGGTAGAGGTCCAGGCAGCCATTCAACGCAGTATTGACCACTCCATAAGCTCTACTATCAACTTGCCGCGCGGCACCGACCATACTATTGTAAGTAAGATTTATATGGAAGGCTGGCGACGAGGCCTCAAGGGCATTACAGTATATGTGGAGGGTTCACGCTCAGGGGTTCTCATTGAGAAGGGCAAAGAGCGCTTTCCTCAACATACGGCCCCAAAGCGGCCGATGGAATTACCATGCAACATTCACCATACGACTATTCACGGCGAAAAGTGGATTATTTTGGTAGGGCTAATGGAAGGCAAGCCATACGAAGTAATGGGGGGACTTTCTAACTTAATTGAAATTCCACGAGATAAGGCAGAAGGTTTCTTAGTTAAAAACCCTCGAAAGACAATAAATTCTATTTATGACTTGAAAGTTGGTAAAAACGGAGATACAGTAATAGTTAAGGACTTGGTGCGAGTTTTCGATAACCCAAATCATTCGGCTTTCACGCGGATCATGTCTTTGGGGTTGCGCCATGGCGCCAACATTCAATATACAGTAGAACAGTTGCAAAAGGATCGTGAGTCAGATATGTTTAGTTTTGCTAAGTGCGTAGCTAGAGTTCTTAAAGGATATATTACCAATGGCACCACCGCCTCCGAAAAGCTTTGTTCGGAATGTAAAGCAGAAGGACTCGTATATGTGGAGGGGTGTATTACATGCAAAGCATGCGGATATGCTAAGTGTGGATAAGATATGGCATACTCAAAGAAAGTTTTAGATCATTTTAATAATCCACGCAACATGGGTTCTCTTAATAAGGATGACGCGCGCGTAGGAACAGGGGTGGTCGGCGCGCCAGAGTGTGGGGACGTGATGAAATTACAGATCCAGGTGGACGAAAATGGCTGTATTTGCGAAGCCAAGTTCAAAACATTTGGGTGCGGATCGGCCATTGCTGCGTCGTCTCTGGCCACCGAGTGGATTAAGGGCAAAACACTACAAGAAGCCGCCGAACTTAAAAATACAGATATCGTGGAGGAACTATGCCTGCCTCCTGTAAAAATACACTGTTCGGTACTAGCCGAAGAGGCCGTTAAAGCAGCAATTGAAGATTTGGAGAACAAGTGACAAACAAAGAATGTTCTAAGTGTCGTGAATCAAAATCGCTGAATGAGTTTCACCGGAACAGTAGCCATTCAAGCGGCTATGTAGCAAAATGTAAAGCATGCATGGCCCTTTATTATCAAGAGAACAAAGAGAGAATAAGCAAACTACAAAAAAAATATTACCAGGAAAATAAAGAGTCTCACAACGCGTGGTGCAAAGAATACCGCTCCACACGCAAAGAGTGGTACAGGGAAATAAAGAGGGAGTGGGTATCAAAAAATATTGATAAGGTACGTAGCGCGGCAAGGGCCCGCTATGCGGCCAATCCCCAGCATTATCGTGATGTTCGAAAGGAATGGATAGCGGAGAACCGGGAAGCCTATTTGGCGCGCCGACGAGAATATTCTCGGTCAAAAAGGGGACGGTACCATTCCTACAAATGCAGTGCACGAGATCGTTCACATCCC